TTTTTCTCTATAATTATTACGCTTCCATCTGAGTTCATGAATAAGGATTTGTTAAGCTTATCTGAACTCTTGTTATCTATGTAAACACTATATTCACCTTTTTTCTCATCAATATCTTTCTTAATTTCTGCCGAAGCAAAGGTATTAATTGAGATAACGCCGAGAAGTGCTATAAGCAACTTTTTCATTTTCGATCTCCATAGGTTAAAAAGTCCGACAAATTTTACCCAGCTTTTTTGTAGATCTCCGTGAGTTAGATCACAATTATCCTAATAATTTTCCGTCAGCCACCAAAGGTAGTTCAATTTGAATTTTATCTTCAATAATGCGCAACGTAGCTTCTAATACCGGCTTTTTGCCTTTCCATTGATTTAAACCTTGACCGCATAAACGGGTACCCAATTATATTTAAGGAAATTTAAAAATCGTTGAACAAGATCACAAAACCCGAAATTAATCGGGTCTTGTAATTATCCTCGATAGTAGGCGCCGCCATTACGACCAAAATCACGTTGAACATTCTTTTTATAACGTTCGTCCGCAATTTGATCCATCAATTTAATGGTGATTTCTAAATCATCGCCAGTTTGTTTTGATTCAACCTCGGCTTGTGTAGGTGCACCATTATTAATTACGTTCACCTTGATATTGCTCGGTTGGTTACTTGTCATTAAAGGCGCAGCATAAGACGACCCACCACCAACGGCGCCACCAACAGAAAATCCTTTTGGTTTAGCTTTAGTTTGGTAGTTAAGGTAATTCAAAAAGTCCACACCCAAAAGCGATGTTGCCTCTTTTGTCATTACATATTCGCCTTTATGTACTAATCCGGCTGGTTGGTATTTACCGCCAATACCGGTAAACCCACCCTCATCAAACCCGACAAGTCCGCCGACATAGCGCTCATCGATCGAACCGACAATGCCGCCGTCAGATTTACCGCCAAACATAGATGACACCGCTTTAAAGATCATCATTTTGATCGTCATTTGGATAATATCTTTAATGATAGATTTTGCCAAAGAACCAAAATCAGCTTTCCCGGTCATCACCAAGTCAGTGAGCGCGCCAGACATTCCGTCAAACGCTTTCAAAGTGATGTTTGAAACGTTTCCCATAATGTTTTCAGCATCTTGACCAAAACGATTAAAACCATCCTTTATGCCTGCCATTGGATCGGACTTCATTTTCTCGGCGTTAGCTTGGTATTCCTCATGAAGTTGCTTAATCTTGGCAATTTCTTCATCTAAAAGAGCAATATTATTTTCGGACATACCGGCTTTCAGTCTCGCGGCCTCTTGCTCTAGTTGATGGTTAAATTGTAATTGCTCCTGCTCTTGGCGCGTTTTACCCATTAATTGAAGCTGGAATTCCAATTCTTTGATTTTGTCTGAATTGGTAACACCGAACTGCTTAATATTAAATTGCTGGTTGGCACTATCAATTTCACCGGCAAGACGTTTTAAATTTGCGATGCCCTCTGCGCCATAATGCGCGTACTTGTCGGCATTGGCAGCAATATCTTGCGTGAGTTTGTTCACCTCTTGATATTGTGAAACGCCTCCGAAAACATCTAAATCCTGCGCATTAGCTTTGATTTGCGCTAATTGCTCCTGCATTCTAGATAGTTGTTCGGTGTATTGTTTCACATAGTCAACGCCACCGCCTTTTCCACCTTTAACTGTATTTTGGCTAAGGTAGTTATCATAAAGCGCGCTTTGAATCGCCGATAAATCGCTTTCAGGCACCTTGTCCTTGTAGTTTTCCAAGCTCTTTTGTGCTTGCAATCTTGCTCGCTCAGCAGGGTCCTTTGTTTCTCGGATTTGCTTGTCGAGTTTCAATCCGGCAATAATGCTTTGCCCTTTTTCGCTAATTCCTCCGTTTGCATTTGGCAGTGTTTTTTTCAGCACATCCAAGTTTCCACTTGCGATTGCAGCGATTGCGGCAATCTTTGAAATACCGCTTGCGATCTTAATAGCTCCTGTTTCTGCACTTGGTGCAATCACATTGAACCCACCAATCGAAACATTTAACCCGTCCATGCTAATTTTAGACGTGTCAATGTTTGGGAATAAGCGTTGAAATTCCCCTGTAATACTTAATAAGTCAGTATTTAATGGAGAAAGCGCATTATTCAGTTGTTCAACACTAACGCCAGCAAGTAACATCTCATCACGGAATTTTTTTACCGATTGACCAGAAGTCAATGACTTCTCAGCAAGCTCGGTTAACAGATTCCCGAAAGCGCTGTTTTTAATGTCGTTGATTTCTACAGCGAACTTTAGATCTCTTTGTAATTTACCGATTTCCTCTTCCGTCTTTTTATAATCAAAAAACGGATTTCCGCCACCGTAACTTTCTAATTGAAAGTTTTTATCTGCAATTGCCGCTTTGATGCCCTCAACTTGTTCCCGTTGCAATTTTAGGCCATCAAGCTGTTTTGTCAGTTCTACACCAAGACTGGCCGCGCTTAAATCCTTATAAGATTTTTCCAGTAATTGATTAGCACTTTCCAAATCCAACGCACTTCTGCGTGCCTGCTCGGCTTTTTCATGAAAATAGAACAGCGCACCGGCTGCAATCGTAATCACCCCAGCCGGACCACCAAGTAAACTAAGAGCTCCACCTAATCCGTTTTTAAGCACGCCGGCTAAACCTTGACTGGCTATCGCCTGTCTTGATGTGGCTATTGCGGCGGGTGACATAGATACTGTGTATTTAGCTAATTGCCCAACAAGTACACCACCAATAACAACGGAAAGCGTATCGAAATTCTTGGCAAGAAAACTAACCATTTCCGCAGCGCCGGAAAATGCACCGGTCGTTTTAGCAAACTCATCGACAAATTTCATCGTTGAGTTTTCCATTTGTTGCATGGCTTGACCGAACGTTAATGGCATTCCCTCAAATTCTTTCGCAATTTTACCGCTCGCGGTTTCCATTGCTTTAAAGATGATTTCAGAGGTGATTTTGCCCTCAGAGCCTAACGCTTTGATTTCGGTGCGGGATCTCCCCATATACTCAGCAATCGTATCAAGGATAATCGGAGCCGCTTCTGCAATCGTTCTAAATTCATCCCCTTGCAATCGTCCAGACCCTAAAGCCTGTGATAACTGAAAAAGTGCGCTTGCTTGTTCTTGCGCACCAACGCCGCCGACCGCCATCGCTTTGTTCAATGTTTCAGTAAAATTCAGCACGCGTTGCTGACTATAACCAAAATCTTTTAATGCGCGAGAAGATCTAACATAAAGCGTAGTCGTTGCCTCGAGACTTCCTCTGGTATTTTGTGAAATTTCAAACAGTTTTCTTTGTGCTGTGGTGAATTCTTGGGTTGATTTACTAACCAACTTAATTTGCGCATTCAGAGTGTTCATCTTATCGGCCATCTGCACGATTTGATTAAACCCTTGAACCCCCAAGCCAGCAGCCATAATGGCCTTGAGTTTGCCCATCGTCCCCATAAACGATTGGATCGCTTGCTCGGTATATTTTGCGTTGTTGCCAACAGATTTTATGTCATTGTTAGCTTTATCCGCGCCGCCGGAGGTGATTTGAATGCCTAATGTTGCAAAATCTGTCATTTATGCCACCACTTCTACAAACGTTGTTGCCAAAGTTGAAAATCCAGTTTCTTTGGTTTCTTCCCACTCTTGGCAAATAAAGCGACCTTGAATATCTCCGTAAGGCGTCCACAAGAACGCATGGACGCCACGGTGCTCGCTAAGAAAACGTTCAATCTCGCTAACTCGTTGCTCTGCGCCGGTAAATGCCACATCATAAGTTCGCAAATTATTGTTTATGCCGTTTTGCTGTCGTTGTTCGTAACCATCGCCGAATTTAATCACGTTAACGTTTGGCTTTTTCTTACGTTTCATTTTCCAGTCCGGCTGCCATGTAAACTCTTTCATTTCCATTCCTTAACGAGACTAAATAAAAAAGCCCAAGGCGAACCAAGGGCTATTCGTTTTGAACTTTCAACCAGATAACATCTAACCGCTTAATAACTTCGATTTCCCACCACGCCAGCGGTCTTTCACTGAGTCTCATCCATGCGTCAATCTCAGTAAACGGCAGTGGATTGACAGTCATCCCAATTTGTCGTGACTGGCATAATTCGTAGAAATATTGAAGTAAATAAGAGATTGCGGGAGGTGGCTTGGTTAAATCCAACTCTTTCGGTATAAAGCCGGTTTGTTCCCATATTGTGGTTAGATGTTCCCTGATGGTGGATTTTGAATCTTTCGGAGTGACATCAAGCCTAAATTCTGCTTGTGCGTAGTCGCACAATTCATCAATTAGGCCTTTAAGAAGTTTCCCAAGTCGTCAGATTCTTTAACAATTTGAGCGCACATCCACGGGCAAGCGGTTAGTACCTTACGTGCGTTTTCGACGGTAAATTCTAATTCTTTACCATCCCATTCTAAATTTTCCCATCCAACAAGGCGTACTAACGCATTTTCGATAGCCTGTTCGCGCAATTCTTCCAAGTCATCGAATTTAGGTTTATTTGTGCGCAAGTTTTCAAAATCTTGCTTTTGCGCTTTTCGCAATAGGGCCGTATGGTGTTTACGAACTACGCTATTTTCTGAGCCTAACACCTCAAGGAATGTTCCTGTGCCGTCACCTGAAATTGGGTGCAATACTTCGAATTTAAATTTTTCGTTCTCTGACTTCGAAATGCTTAACTTTGAAAAATCCATGCTTTGTTTCCTTTTGATTTTTTTTTGAATAAAAAAAGGGCCTACTTTGGAAGTAAGCCCTTTATTCATTTGTTGTTTGTGGATTATGCGAGAGTGTCCTGAATAATCATTGTTGTTGATTTTTTCAGTACATCATCAATAGTACTTTGAGCGTCGTAAACCGCTGGGAACGCATCAAAATTTAATGTCTGAATGAGGTTTTTAGCGCCATCATCAATAGTGACGCTGGTCGCTTTAATACCTGGCAAAATAAACGTCATATAATCGGCGTCTTTCTCTGTGCCGGCATCCATTCTCAAAGCAAGAGAAAGGTTAGCGCCATTGCGTACTGCCTCAATCATGCTTTTATCTTGGAAATACATTGTGAACGATCCGCTAACAGCCACCGTCCCAATAAACACATCGTGCGCATACTTGGCACCAAGTACAGGCTCGCTAGATGCATTCAGATCGATATCAACTTTCCAGCCGGTGACTAACGCCGCTTTTTGCTTATTCACAAGAAGTTGCCCATTTACGCCAGCAAGTTTTGGCGACTGGGTGATTTCAGAAGGGGAGGTGAAGTATTGCGCTGTACTTTCTTCCCCTTTTTGTCCAAGGAATGTTACGGTCATCGTAGCGATGCCATTTGGCTGAACATCAATACTGATTTTTGATACTCGGCAACCGGTATAAACTCGGCTAACGTTAATATCTGAAAATACATCTTCAATCGTGTATGAATCGGTAGTATGCGCAGTTTCAGGGACGATAAGTATCTTCCCTTTTTTCTCTCCTGTGCCGGCGGTCTTTTTGATAATTGGATCTTTTGCCTCAGTCCAATCCCCTCGCAACGCAGACGCTAAAAATTGTGACCATTGACCGGCGGCCAATTCGCCTTTCAAGTCACCTTCGGCTTTTTCAAAGCCAACAATGGATGGCGAACGTTGCATATTGGCTCTGATTTCATCACTTGAGAATGAATCAAAGTTAGTATTGAGTGAGCATTCCGTGCGAGGAATAATCTTGCCTAAACCGGCAGCGGCTTTTGTGCCAAAGGATGTTTTTTTGGCGAAAATAACCTTACGTTTTACGCCTTGAGCGCTTGACATAGTGTTTCTCCTATAATTCGTAAGCAGTAAAATTGATGGTAACCGGCAATGCCAACTTATCATCGCTCAAAAAAATACCGCCGATATTCGGCGGCTTATGAATGACAACTTGAATGCGATCTTTCCTGAACGATTGCCCATAAAAGCGATCTCTAATAAGGGTTGCGCGATCTTCTATCGCCTTTGTTCCGGAACCTGATTCATAAAACAATGTTACTTGAAGAAAGCCGGTTTCTTCCGCCAATGGACGATCTGAAATCGCACCGGTTTCACTGGTGGAAATGTTAAGGTAAACTGTTTGATATGGTAATTTAGGAATGCTTTTCACCCCTTCCCACGCCGTATTAAATTTACCTAGGCCATCTAAGTGTTTTTGTAAAATAGACCGCACTTTTTGCTTCATGCGAACCTCACAATATTCTTCAACCAAGCTTCCATTTCCTGAACAGTGATTCTCACCATACCCTTTGGAGCTTGTATGGAAAATCCATTAACTGTTTTCCCGCCGCCCGGCTTAGGATATAAACCATATTCAAGCATTGGCGCATAGACTTTATCCGTTGCAATAAAAATCGTATCGCCAAACTTTATGGAAGATAGCGCTTCACTCGAACCGGTAAAGGAGGACGGTTGACCGTTTATAGAAACAGTCCAGCTTCCCCTTAATTGCCCTGTATCTACCGGTGTCTTTGCTCGCACTTTCTCAAACGTATCCAATGCTACTTTTCGGATAAGAGTATCAGCGCGTTGCATAGTGTGAATCTGAAACTCTTCAATAGTTCTCGAAAATCCACCCATAATTATTCCACCTTTCGTGCTTGGCATTGATAAATCACCGCCGTTCCAGCCGGTTTAATTGGTTGGCAATTAATCACTGCCCACTTTTCGTCATTGGTAATGATTTTTGAGTGAATTGTCGGGCTTGCTTCAGCCGTAACATAAATCAACACATCACCCTGCTGCACCATGTTTGAGGTATTTTGTCCGCTACGATTAAAGTCATAAGCCAAATTATCAAACAGGCAATGCGCCGATTCTTCGATGCGCGAGCGACTTTCAACCTCACCAGTTTCTGGGTTGTAACGGCCTGATTTTTCGGAGCGAACAAAGCAAGGCACGCCGAATTGTTTTATCAGCTTTGTTGAGATATTTTGCAACTTGCCGTACATATCACCCCCGCAACATTTGAACCGTACCGAAACCGGTATTTTTGTCCAGGTAAGAATCGAGCAATGATTTCACGTAAGAAAAACGATTGGCTTTTGTATCAAGCCCTCGGCTTTGCTCGTAATTTACAGATAACGGCCCAACTTTTACGCTAGACATTTTCTGTTCTTCGTTTTGATTCAGGTCGGATTGCAATGCCAATTCAAAGACGGCGATTTTTACTACCGTAGGAATGCCATTTCCGTCCGTTCCGCCGGTATTGGTGCGCGGGAATTGTCTAGGCTGTCCGGAATAAGCCTTTTTGCCGAGGAATTTATAGTTCACATCAAGAAAATCGGATGCGCTCACTAAACGACGTAATTTCACATCTTCTTCGAGCTCACCCCAAATAGTAAAACTCTCCCGCATAGCGTGATAACGATTCGCTTCCTCAAGCGTAACGTAAGAATCGTCGGGAATAATTAAATCAGCCATAATCACTCCGTTATGCTTGCTTTAACGCTTCCTGCAACAATACCGACAATTCGTCTTTTTTCGCCTGCGGGTTAAAATTAATGCCTAACTCCATGAGCTTAGCCTTCATTTCGCTCGTTTTAAGTTGCAAAATGTCTTTTTCAGCATCTTTTAGTTCTTCGGTGTTTGCGTCGTATTCAATAACAGACCAACCCAAAGAGATATGTTCATCCACGGTACTTTCGTGAACGATAAGCAGATCACCGTTTTTACCGATTTTTACCATTCTGATTTTCCTCAAAAAAAAGGCGGGGATTACCCGCCACTTTGTTGATTAACCGGCTAAAATAGCCACATGGTTAGGTTTGATGACTTTAGCACCCCAAGTCATGCCGACTTCAAATTTAACTTGACGGTATTGACGGTAAACGCGAACTTCAAACACTAATCCGGTTAGTGGATCGGTTAAGAACGTCACGTCTTCTGCTGAGTCGCCGCCTGCCGGTTCTGCCGGCGCACGGGTTGCCAGTACAATGGCATTACGGTCAAAGGCAAAGTTAGGCATGTAGTCGCCAAATGCGGTTAATGCTGCACCGTCCTCTACGCCGTTTAGTAAGCCGGGTGCATTGATAATCAAGTTACCGGCGGAGGCTAATTTTTCGGAAACGGTGTAAATTTCGCCGCCAAGAGTGAATAAGTCACCAGCCTCAAATGCGCCGGTTCCTGTTTTAACAGGTAAACGACGCAATCCTTGAGCGGCAGCGCCGTTCATCACATAGCTTGTGGCAGCACCTTTTTTGTGCGCGCGAATGCCTGCGGAGTTACGGAGGGCGAAACCTTGAATGCGATCGGTGTAACCGCTGCGTAACATGTCATTAGATCCGGCTTCGTTCACCTTGAATAATACGGACTGCTTACCGCGCAAGTTCGCCATGGCAGCCGAGTTAACCACCAGCTGGCGATCGGTAGTCGGTGCGCCGTTATCGTCCAAGATACGAGCTATGCCAGCAAAATCGGATAAATCACCGGCTACTCCGAATGGAGTTTGCCCCGCTTTGCCGTAAGCACGAGAAGCGCCGACGATCGCTTTAGTGGCAATATCAAGTTCAATGGCGTTCACCAGTTTGCGCATGCCACTGGTAAATTGATCGGCCAAAACCTGATCAAATACACCAGCATTGCCTACCTGACGCTGATTTTCACCAGTCCATACGATAGGCGCTGCTTTGGAGTGCTCAATTTTGATTTCGACGCTTTCCGGAGTGGTGCCGCCGGAGTTGGCTGGCTGTTGACCAGGGATAATATCTTCCAGTTCACCACTATCGGCAATAGGCACGGAAACAGTGTTGCCAAGTGCCGCACGTTCGGCGCTGGAGTTACGGTTTACAGCTGGGACAAAGCCCACCATTTCGCGAGAAACAGTGTTTAATGCTGCGTAAAGAGTTGGCATAATAGCCGTTAAGACGTTTTTATCCACCATGTTTTATTTCCTTCTTGGTTAGACTAATTGGATACCATCAGCCATAGCTTTTGATTTTTCAGTCGGAGACAGTTTTTCAAACTGCTCGCGGGTCATTGATTTGCCGCCGCCAGCTGTTCCGCCGTGTGAACCGCCACCTTGTGACGCCGGGAACCAGTGAGGAGCTTTTTCTTTCATGCCGTCGAACCATTCTTTCAGGGTTAACGGCTTACCATCGGCACCGAAGTTGTTTTCGTCCAAAGGAACGACCAGTCCATCATCAAGCTTGAAAGTCAATTTCGCGCGTAATACGGCATCTTCTACACCGAAGGTCACGCCTGCTTTTTGTGCTTCAGCGCGAATAGCGTTTTCAAGCACTAAGGCAGCATAGCGATCTAATGCGGATTGCGTTTTTGTCATTTCGTCCTGATGGTTTTTTGTTAGCGCTTCGATTTCACGTTGTTTTGCTTCATTAACTTTTTCAACGCGTTTATTAATGACGTCCTGATATTTGCCCTCGGCAATCATTTTCATTTCTTCATCATTTTCGAATTGCTTCATGAGCTTGCTAACTGCTTCCGGATCGATTCCGTCGAATTTAGCAAGTTTTTCTTTTAGTTCTTTCTGACTGCCTAGCAGTTCAGAATTTTTGGCTTTTAAGCCTGCAACCTGTTCGGCAACAATGCGATCAATGTCGGCTTGCGTAAACTTCGCTTCACTTCCACCTTGCCCACCTGTGCCACCGCCAGAACCGCCAGCGGCACCGGGTTCAGCATTTAACTTGCTTAAATTCATAAATTTGTACATAAAATCACCTCGTGATAATGGTTGTTTGTGCGCCTAGCGCGTTTAAAATCGCCATTCCTTAAATGGCTGACAATAAAAAACCGCCTGCACCTTCCGATGTAAGCGGTTTCGTGTTTAAAAATTAATTTAGTGTGGCAATAATTGCCCTGTTTCGTATTTCTCACGCTGATCCATGGCGTTATGAATACAAATCCCTTCTTCATCTAGTGTTGGATTGCACCAGCAATTCGGGCTTTCTGTGTCGCACTCATGCTCCCTAAAGTCATTTAGTGGGTAAACGTGGATAATCTCACTCATAAAGCTCTTTTAATTCCTTTAAGGTTAGTGGTCTGCCGGACTGATCGAGCATATCTCTAAAGGTTATAATTCCCTTACGCCATAACTCGGCTTTTCCTTTACCTAACACTTCATCTTGCTGTTCGGTAGTTTTTGATTTAAGCCAATTTTCGTAATTGAGATTGTCTTTAACCTGCCCGTCCATACTCGCACGAGTGCTTTCTGGTATGTCATCAGCATCGAGACCAAGTTCACGCCATGACTTAGTAACTAAGCGTAACGTGCTTCGGCAATTCGGGTGCAATGGTGGGCGTTGATAAGGTAAATTGTGACCTATTGGCTTTTTATCCAAATTCCACGCTTTGCCATCGCGGGCGCGGCAAATATCAGAGGTGCGTAAATCAAGCGTACTAATATGTTGCTCACCTTTGATAATATCGGCATTTTCATCTCGCAATGCTTCCTGCGCCTTATCATGTACTTTCATTACCGCCGTTCGCACTAATGTTTCGGCCTGGCGACGGGAAATTTGCAATAACTCCTTTGTTTCGGTAACAAGTTGAGAGGTTTGCTTCCCATCTAGCATGCCTTGTCGAATAATGCCGGAAAACTTAAAGGCTACATCGTCACCTTGTTTAGCCCACCAATCATTCAGTGGTGAACCGGCAACAATGACGGTACTTTTAATTGCCTTAATTTTGTATTCCGGCACCGGAGTAAACAAATCAAACTTGAAGGCCGCATTATAGATTTTGTATGCCGCCATTGTTTCGATAGGTAAAAGTGCATTCAGCTCACCAGACGAATAGTCACTGATGTTGTTATACGTCTCTGTGACCAATTCCTTAACCTCTTTCAGCAATCGATTAAGTTCGCGTTGATTCACTCCCTCCACGCCGACAACAGAAATTTTATTAATCAACTGCTTTTGTAACGCAGTCAATTTCTTATAAATTTCTCGGCGTAAATGCGCATCATAGCGGAATAATAAAATCTTTCGATCCGCTAAGAGGCTTTCCAATAATTCATCCGGTGTTTTATTCGCTGAAGTCGCCATTACTCAAGCCCTCACCATCCGTTCTTGCTTGCTCATCTTCCCAATTTGCGTTATCGGAAATAAGCCCGCGGCGCTTCGCCTCTTCGAACGTGGTTTGCTTAGAAATGACGCCGACGGATTGCAATTTAATCACGCTATCCATTGAGGCGTTAGGGTCAAGATTGCCATCAATATTGCCGCTAATCTCAACATTTCCAACGTCTTTACTTTCAATACCGAGCCACACACCGACATACTCAAGCGCTAAATCTAGCGCATCTTCAAAACGATTAGCATATAATCGTAATGCACTAATTTCTTTATTTTGCTCATCTCGCGCCTGACTTTCAGTCATCGCCATATCGGCTTTTTCAAGCAATTTGGCACCTGCGACGCGCATTTGCGCTTCAAGTTCATTCAAGCTTTTCTGCCCAGCATCAATAGCTGAGCCGGTATGCTCCACATAACGCAAATCGGCATTAGCGGGTAAATCCACAATGCTATTTCCGATTTTTACCGTAGAATCATCCGTCACACCGATTCGAACAAGTAACGGCACTCTTGCAGTATTCAACAAATTATCCTGATCGCTTTGGCTTTGCCAGTGCTTAATATTTAGGTTTGCCAATTCCATCAAGGGTGGCTCGCCTAACGCAAAATGACCGGTCTTTTTCGTGATAAACGGCACAATCGGAATGAAGGTTAAAGGCACTCCGTTTGCTTTGACTTCGATATTCTCAATCTCAACAAAAGACAAACCGCCTTTACCATTGCTTTGCGCCTTGTATTTGCGGACTTTGCCGATTTCGTAAACGTTAATCTGTTCCACGACTTTTGTCGCAAATTCGCCGTCTTCCTCCGTCACAAATTCTTTGTAGCGGAATTGCGTCATGACTTTGTTACCGTTAATGCGATCGTATTTAATGCCTAGGACATTTTGCGGCTTGATGTGAACAAGATAAGGTCGGGCGCCCAATGCTTTTTCATCCGCTTTTGTTTTCGCTTCACCCGTTTTTGTATAGTCCACCAGCACAAAACTTACTCCGTAAGCCAATGCCGCATAAAACCATTGAGAAGCAAACACATCTAACGCATTTCCCTCCGTATCAACATTGGGCAAAATATCTTCTACAATTTTCTTATTCACATTAGAAACATTGATCGGAGAATAAAAAACTCTACCACACATTTGCGCCAACGTTTCACTTAAAGCAGGGTAGAGCGTTGAACGGTTTAATCGATTATTGTAAGCTTCTTTATCCTCCAGTGGCATTTGGAATAAATACTTCTTTCCTGCTGCTCGCATTGACAACGTGCCACCAAGAAGATCGTCAATAATTCGTGTTTTAATGTGTAAGTTAGTTATTTCTGTGCTAACGGTTGAAACTTGACTCATAGTTATTCCTAATAAAGTCTGAAAGCGGTTTGTCTTGAGATTGGTTTAACCACAGGATAAAGCGTGTTAATGAAGTAACCTGCGGCATCATTTAAATGGTCGAAACCACCTAATTTATCCGGATTTCCATTTGGGTCATACGCTTGTTGCTCAAGGCATTCCGTATAAGCTGGACATTTTTTCGTGTTCACAAAATAGCGACGTTCGCCATCCATATTACAAAACATCCCATTCATAGAAAGAATTCGATCTTTCACATAAGGATTGCGGGCGCCAACTTCTACACGGAAACCGTTTTTGCGCAGTATGCTAATATCCGATTCTGAGGCGTCTTTACTTGTTGTATTTCCACCAGAGGCATCGGGGTAGATGATGATGCTATGGTTGGGATATCTCTCTTTTAACACTCTTGCCATTTCAGGCGTATCTCTCACGCCTTTTAATTCATCAACAGCATAAGGATTACCTCCACGAACGATATGCGTTACAGCGCTCATATTCATTACGTTAAAGTCCATGCCAATATACAAAGGCTCTGAGCTATCCATCACTAAATCAGTATGATTTAAAGTGCGGTTGAAATTGTTATAAATTGTTCCGCTATTTAAGTTGACAAATTGCCCGTTTAAATACGCCTCAATAAGCTGTTCTGGGTATGATTGGCGAAGTGAATCTATATAATCATCAGGAAGGTTAGCCTCATTATCATAAGTGCTCGCTTGAATTAGTCCGTAAAGCGTTTCCAGCTCAGGCTTTTCCCGTACTGCCTTTACAAATTGCTGGTAAACAAATTTAAACCCCTCTGGGGTCGTGGTGACATCCACGCCATTTCGCAAACCGTCTATCTTATAACGCATACGAGCGATAATTTTACGCCATGCAACGGTGGCTTTCTGGGTCGGCATAACGTCTAATTCATCACATAATGCGTGACCGATTTTGAAACCGATAATTGATTCAGGATTGTCCATTGACCGGCAAATTATCGTGCCTCTATATCGTTTGTTGCGATAAACATGAACCTCTTTGTTGGATGAATTAATCTTTACTGAAAATCCCCAGTCTTGAGCCACTTCTTCAACGGTAGGATAGAAAATATCTCGAATTTGCCCGAATGTAGGCGCAAAATAGCCTGAATTCACTTTGGGATAAGTAGCAAGGTGTTTCATAATAGCACCACAGCCGACCCACGTTTTGCCAGATCCAAACCCTGCAACATAAGCGCGGAATTTCTTATCCATCGCTAAAAATTGGCTTTGAGGTACATTTAACTTAGGCATTCTTATCTCGTTTTCTTGCATCCACGACTTCAATAGTGATTTTTTGCTCTTCTTGCTCACCATCTTCGCCATTGGCAGCATTTAATTGAAGCTGTTTCAACTCAATATCTAATTTCTGCCCGGTTAAAGCCTGTTTCATTTGAATAAGAGACTGTAGTCTTGCCGTGGTCTGATTAATTAAAGCGTGATAATCTCGCTTGGCATATTGCTTTGTCTCAATCAGATCTTCATCTTCGCCCTCTTCGGCCGTTACAGGCAACCCACCAACGACAGGTGTTTGTGTCGTTCTTACTTTAAGCTCTAATTCGTCTTTTTGTTTTTGCTCTTCGGCAAGTAGGCGGTAAAGTCTGATTCGGTAAACTTTGATTTCCTGATCTAAATCATCAAGCTCGGTTTGATCTAAAATATCCAACTCTTCATCGGTCATAAATTTTGAATAAATAGATCCTGGCTTTGCTGAATTCTTATTTCCTTTCGGTGCACCGGTAGAAAGCCCCCCATGAATACGACATTTGCCATTAGCCATAGCAGGATTTTTACATCTGCACCCCGAACGATTTTTTGCGGTACATTGTTTAGCCTTGCTATTTAACATTTAACATCCTTTTCATGGGGTTGTTTTTAAATTAAGAACCGGAAGAACGGCTACGGCTTGAGCCTGATGCTCGACGTCCACCACCAAAGAAATTTCGAACCGCACCAGCTGCGCGACTTAAAAATCCTCGCATGATTTACTCCTTATTGATTAATTGTTAACTACCACTTGAGCGCGCAGCATTTGGATTACGCGCCCGACGACCGGAAGAACCTGTAAACATGATCCCACCATTATTTGCTAGCCTTACAAAACTACGCATAACAAATCCTCAAAACAAAAAAGCCCCGATATTTCTATCGAGGCACACTTCTTTAAAATTTAATTTAATCGACAAACTCTAGATATGCTTTATCAATTTTCCCTTCAGTACGATATGGCACCGATGCATCTGGTAATTTGATGCCAAGCTTTTGAGCAAGAATCTGCCCATCTAGATATTTGTCACCATGTTCAAATAGCTCCATAGCCTTTAATAAAAATTCTTTCTGCTCCCGCGTTTGGAAGCATACACAGAACCAATACTCAGAATCTGTCGCTAATTCGAATCGTTTATCTTCACGCTTAATTGCATCGCGGAACCCTTTTTGAACCGCATCTAAATCAGCATAACTATCTTTTTCGACATCGCCAGTTGGCTCCGGCATATCGACATAGCTTTTCACTTTTTGTCTTTTTTTCTTCGCTATTTCAGCTTTTGTTTTTTGCTGCTTGATTTTCGCTTGTTCAATCAATGCCTTTTTATCAATGCTTGCCATTTGCGCACTCCCATCTAAAAATTTCTAAATCAGCCAACGGATATAATTCAAGGATTTTTTGATAATCGCGCGGAAAATGTTGTTTGATAAGATACAAAAAACGCAAATCAAGGCCATCAAACGAGCGCCCAAAAATCTTGTAATCTTTAGCCAGTTTGACATTGTGTTTTCTAAAACAATCTATCAAATCGGCTTTTTTCCAGTCCCATACTGGGTGATATTTCAACTGATTGAAATTTATACTTCCATGAGTATTAATTGCAATTCTTCGCATTGGGCTATCAGCCGCGCGAACCCCATCAGCAACTAATGTATCCTCCGGCAAATTAAATCTATCACACATAGCCTGCTGGACATTGACATAATCATATTCCGGCATCATAGCATCTTCGATCACTCGGCAATTTTGAGGCGGCTGAAAAACGAGATTATTTAGCATCCGATTTACGCTTGTATGCGGGAGTTGTGTAATTTTTACACCGAAAAACCGCTCATAATAATCTATGCTCTCATCAACAAACTCTAGATGCGGGACAAGATAGAGATAATAAGGGATGACCTCATCAAATCTATCTCTTATTGCTAGCCACGCCGCCACGGCATCTTTACCGCAACTAAAAGCTAGCAATGTTTTCTTTTGACGATTTGCAACAAAATCAATTGTCTTATCGCCCGACATAGCAGCCATTTACAACACCTCCAAATAATGATAAAATTGAACTATATTCCATACTATATAGAACAAAATTCCATTATGCAAGATATTTTCACAGATTTTTTAAAAAAAACAGGAATTACAAAAGCTCAATTAGCGAGAGAGCTTGGAGTTAGTGCTAGACAAGTTAGTAAATGGCAAGATAACCCACCTCAATACGCAATAGCCTATCTTGAGCTAAAGTATGAAAACAAAAGACTGCTTTCTTTGATAAAGAATTTAAATTTGTAACATTTACATCACATAACTTAGATATAACCCCGAGAATTTTTATACCAACCTCGGAATTAGATTTAAATTATGTAGCATACACTTTACTTTTTATCCTTGCGAAAGTGTGAAAGACAAGTCATAGACAGGAGTCTTTGTTAGTCCTGTCTATATTATTACTTAACCTTGCCAGTGGCTTTGTACTTAGCAACCCAATTACGATTTGCATGCACACCCGTCATCCTGCATTTAAAGCCCGACTTATCTACGTCATACAGGGCATAACTAAAATAAGCGCTAGGGATTGTGCTATCCGTATAAGCAATCATGACATCAATATAAGGGGTGTCGGTAAATGCATTTTGAAACATCACCTTATTATCAGTAAATGGATAGCTATTAGCGTTAAAGGTTATCTCTCCTATCTCACTAACATACTCAGGCTCTACTGATTGCCCGCCACCTTTTGGGAGGTTATCAATCTTTTTGCTAAGCTCGTCTGTCGCTTGCTCAATCTGTTGCTTGTATTGAGCAAACTCATCTTGAGTAAGCAGGTTTGAGATTGCACTGCCGAGTGATGACAGCCCATTACCCAATGACTCGACTTGCGCTTTATATCCTGCAATCTCTTGAGCTAGTAACTGATTGTTGCTGTTGTAGTCAGCCTGCAACTGCTTAACGCTCTCAAGCTCACTTATGGCTGACTTGATTTGATTGTCAATATCCGCCAATTGCTCGGTGTAATCTTTGCTCTCACCCGGTTTGATTGCATTAATCTTGGCAAGGATTAACTTAATTGACTCTGCAATAGGCTCTAGCGCTTGTGGTACTTCCGGGGTCTGGTTGTTTATCAATCCCTCGGTTATCTGCTTGAGTTGAGATAGGTCAACGCCTTTGCTTTGTGGGGATGGTTTGTCTCCATCAATAACAAATCCCTTAGCAATGCTTACTTTGATTACTCTCATTTGCCTACCTTGTGATGTCGTTAGTGATGTTTACCGTGCCGCACAAAATAGTTTTAACTCGACCCTGCGGGCTAGTGACTTGTAAGTCATACGCGGCGGTTGTCATGCTTAATACTGATGACTTATCCTTGCTAATGACTACTTGGATTATGTTACCTTTGGTGACTATGTCCCCATTGTCTGATGATAGGTCGACTAATACCGGAGCACCTGGTTTGCGTCTTATCTGCATATTAAAGCGATAATCAGATAACGCACCATCCTCAGGGTCGAGCTCAACCTCAATTGGGATTGCTATGTCGTCACCTTGATACAGGTCTAAATCCTCAACGACTACATCACTCATTTGCCCGCCTTGCTTTGAGCTATCCATTTATTAAGGTTATCAACTTGACTTGCGCACTTGTCGCGCTCTGCTGTGACTTTAACAAGCTGTAATACGACATCTCCGTAAGTCTCCCCGGTAAATGCCGTCTTAGCACATGGTACTGTGTAAGCCTGTGGAGGGTAGATGTATTCCGCTTTTGTTGTCACCTTACTTGTACAGGCGCTCAAGAGCAGACTGAGGGAGCTTAGTACGGTAACAAGGCTGAGTTTTGATGATAGTTTTAACTGATTCAACATTTTCAAGTGCCACCCTTTCGATTTCTTCATTTCGTTGCTGTTGCGCGATCACGGCATCGCGCTCTTGTTGCAACGCTACATTTAAGGCTTGATTAGCCTCTTCCTGCTGTTTGATGGTTTGGGCTTGCGTTTGATTCTCGGCTCTTAGGTCAATAATATTGCTGTGCTGGTACCGTGACCATATCCACAAGCCCAAAACTATAAGGACTAAAGCGCCGATTAAGTAATTTTTTACTGCGTCGATAAATCGAGTAGGCATAATGCTTTCTCCTTTTCCCGGCGGATTACTAAGCCGGGTAATTTTGTTTTACCCGCATAAACCCACTTTGGATACTCGTTGCAAGCGCCAATATAATCTCCTGCATTGAGCTTGCGAAATAATGTTGATTTTTGGACACGCCCACACCCAACGTTAAAGGTAATTGATACGGCGGCATCAAATACAGATTGAGGTAACGCCATGCCATTAGCAAATCTATTTACACATGATTCGGCGATCTTAATGTCGTTTTTCCACCGCTCGGCGATCTCAAAATCGTTATAGCGCCGCTTTGGATCTATCGTCTCACCTCCTGCCTCTGTTGAGCCAATCCCAACAGTTAATACATCGGCAGGGCATTTATACGGGTCTCTACGGCACCCCTCGGCATTGCCGATAATCTCTGCGCCTTTTGGGCTTAACCTAATCTCCATGCCAAATTGAGCATACATAATCCCAATTACACTTAACACGGAGCAAACACCTAAAGCACCTCTAGTTTTTGAGAGTACCATCTCTTAATCCTCGTCTTAATTGCTCCATTTTGAGCTTGTGCTCCTCTTCCGCTCTTCTTTCGGCGTTTTTACGCACTTTGCCCTCTTGGCATTTTGCGTACATATTGACAATAGCGCTAATTGCGCCTACCAACAGACCCAATATAGCTAGCCACTCTTGCAGAGAGTACATTGCCCAAAACGCACCAAACCCAGACCAAAACACACTTTGATTCCCTGCGTCTTTTAACATTTTATTCATACTCCACCTCGCTTTTTTTGGTTTGCGGGGCAATAAAAAAGCCCGCGTGGTTAAACGTAGGCTTGCAGTTGTGATAATAAAAAACCCCGACCGTTTCCGATCAGGGTTGTGTAATAATTCCTTGTGCGTTCGCTATGCGCTAAAACCGCAACTTACATAGAATAGTACACTTTCACTTGCAAGTAATCAAGTGTTTTTATAAATTTTGTGTAAAAATCCCCTCGCACAATTTTTCAAAAGTGCGGTCAGTTTTAAGTGCGTTTTAAATTTAACGGCGTTCACCCGGATAAGCCAAATCAGATTCATTGAAATTTCGAATCTTCGGCAGTACACGGGAAAGATTGTCATCACGCCATAGGTCGGCTTCTAAATCTTTGCTCATTTTGAGCAAGATTCGGCGGGCGTGTTCGACTGTGAACGGGTATTCGTGCGCTTGGCTGACAACTTCCGGCGCAATTGGTGCTTGTAATAATTTGAGTGGTTTTACCAACATTTTAAGCGAACCAATCACACGCACGGCAATAAACCATAACCAAAGTAAAACGGTAATATCGTTTTCGGTCATTTCGATGGTGTAGGTTTTTGGTTTTAGCTCCGGCAAAGCAACATCAGTAATTAATTCACCCTCAAGAATTATCTTGTGAACATACTCCACCGCTTGCGGTAACTGCTCTAATGTCAAATCTTCGATTGATTCCACATTAAAGCGTTGGTGGATTAAATGGTAAGCGTCAGA